AATCAATGGTGAGTATATGGCTGAAAATAACGCTGGCTACTGGGAGCATTCAGTCCCTGAGAATGAAGAATTTCCAGGATATCACCTAGCACAAACTCTAGCCTGCCACGTCCCCCTCTCACAAGCTGACTGCACTAACCTATACCATATCCCTATTGACAAATCAATAGAATACAAGAAACTAAACTATCCTAGGCTCATGTATCTCGCTCACGTTATGGCTGCATTCTACAAAGCACCTCGTAAACCAATCACACGAGCTGACGCCCTCGCAACTCTAGAGCCCTATCATTACCTCTCATTCATGTCTCCTGAAGATGTTTTAGACTTCAAATTAACATTCCCTGAGAGAATCAAAATGCTCATGGGTATAGACTGGGGCTCAGGTAATGACGGCCAGGGCCAAACGGTAATCACAATAATCATGAAATGGATAGGCATTAATGAAATGGGCCAATTCTCACCAAATCGAGATAGATATTTTGTTATCTACATGGAGAGATTAGATGCTGAAATGTCAGCTGATATGAGTGAGGCATTCTATGCATTAGAGTTATTTAGAAAATACTATTGTGACTATGGCGCAGGAGATCTAGGATTCGGTACTAAACAAATTCACGCAATTCTCCACGGAGGATTTGATCCTAGAACTCAGGAGTATGTAGAAGGCGTAGGCTATTCAAAATTCATAGGCACATGGACTAGAGGCAAAATAACAAAGACTGAAGATGATATCCCGGTAGATTTTGACGATGAAGGCTCAGAGACTGTACGGCATTTACTGCTAGATCATACTCACGTTATTGAAAATTATATCGATATGGTAAAATGGAAAGTCCCTCACCCTCTCTACACTGAGGAGAAATTCCAAAGAAGAAAGCTGGCCATACCGTACGCAAATCAATACCTCACTCATGGATTAATTAAAGACATGACTAGTATCACACGATCAGATATTGAAGCTGATTTCCTCACATCAAAGCTAGTCACTACAGAGTCACCAAAGAAGAAATATGCTCACCCTGCAGATGCTGTAGTATCTCAATCACACTGTTTTATTGCAGACGGCTATTTCAGTCAAAATGATACCTTCGCTGGCACCTTCTCACAAAAGACTAGGCCAGGAAATAGTAAATCTCCAGCACCAACAACTAGAGGAGCATCTAACCAATTCTCAGGGACTAGGAGCCCTCACAGTAGAAGATGATCGCTCATACCCCCCCAGGGGGTACCCCCCCATGAGGTGCTCAGCTCTAATTCGGGCCTGGAATCCTGAATTTATGGCATGGAATGGCCAGGGAGTCTTTAGAGGTAAAATCTACATTATCGTAAAATGCCCCACTACTACTAAGATCACCTCTGCTAAATGCTGGAAGCTGTGGCGGCTATGTGGGAGACATGCAGCACAAAAGCACCCTGATCAATATCCCAAAGGCTCAGCACCTAGGAAGGGAGGAGGTAGATATGGAAATGATAGACACCTACTAGCTTTTAATCAAATGGTACCTATCAGAATTAGGAAGAAATCTAACAAAAGAGCTTTGGTACAGTCATTCAAATAGATAAATTCCCCCTGTGGCCTGACCTCCTGCAAGTAGGAAGGCTGCAGTCATAACAACCCTTAAACGGTAAGGGATAATCATTAATTTTGTAGGGAGAAGGTAAATTTAAAATGGTAATTTCCATTTCATATTTCAACAGCCTTCTCTCTACGTGGGGAGGAGGTAGAAATGGATCTCCACTTCGTGCTTAGTCGCCCTTCTCCCCATAAATTTAGTCATAACAACCCTTTTACATTAAGAGATTATTTTTAATTCATGGATGAGAGGTGCAATAAATGCAAGGCAATTCATGAAAATATGGATGATCTTAGAAATTCAATGTCAGCTCAAGTAAACGGCGCCTTTTGTAATTGTGACTGCCATGACTAAGGTTTTTGTTCACGCTCCCTACAAACAAGATTTAGGCGAGGCAATTATTAGAATCCAGGAGGATTTAATGGAAGAATTAAAAATTAAAGAATATGATTTTATCCGTATTTCAGGTAAGAAAAATAGTTTAATCGCTGTAGCTTGGCACATGGAGTCAGGAGACAAACACTCAGTTAGACTAGATTTCCCATTCCTCCAGGCTCTAAAAATCACTTTTGGAGACAGTGTAGATATAGTTAAAATTAATTAATCATGGACTCTAGAGGATTTTCTGGATTTTTTACCTGTACCTGTTCAGAGCATGCCTATCATTCAAACTGTAAGGACTGTGACTGTAGTTTATGGAAAACCTCATGCCCTAAATGTGGATATCATGGAGAGGGAGTATATGATGGGAGAAAAGGTTTTCAATTACACAAAAAGCAACTAAACCCAGGCAATACTTTTAATTTGATTTGTGGAAATTGTAGTGAGGCATTCAAATGATTTACCAAAAACAAAACAAACGTAAATCTATCAAATCAGATGAGACTAACGGCACTCAAATAACAGATTTTTAAATATTACAGCAGTTTAATTCCTTCATGAGTATGCTAGGAATAAAGAATCCCTACGCCAAAGAAGCTAGATCCTCTAATCCTGTGCTCCCAAAGGAGCCTAAACCTCAAGAATTTATCCAGGGTACATTTTCATCTACACGTAATAAAAAAGAAGAGTCAGGCTTTAGAAAATCAGGGCAAGGATATTATCCCAAAGTACGCAGATTAAACTATGCTGATATTGCACCTGTCCCCATTAATTCACCTCCAGAACTAAAGGAGGCACTCGATACCTACAAGAAGATAGGAGCTGGAGGAATAGGAGTAGATTTCCCTCAAGGCGACATAGGACAGCCATTTTGGTTTTCAAATATTGGAGGTAATCAATTCCCTAGAGAAGGCTTTACTTATCGTCCATACGATCTCCCTCTCGTACCATTCGACGCTCAATTCAAAGGCTACATAGACGACGAGGATTCCAGGATGGGAATAGACTTTCTCGCTGCAGCCACTACAGGCGGCGCCCATTATTTCAAAGCAAAAACTCAGGCTCTATCTCAATATGTGGAGAAATGGACTGAAGACGTTAATTTAGACTGGCTCACCTGGAGCATAGCTAAAGAATTACTAGCTTTTGGAAATTGCTTTGTAAAGCCTAGAGTCCCAATATGGGAAGCTAGCAGAAAATCAGACTTTCAGATATTACCTATCACCTCTCTAGCTCGTGTTTGGTGGACTCCAGATAGACGTCCATTATGGTATGAATTTAGAGGAGCTGACTATAACGGCTACTTTAGGCCCAATGAATTAATGCATTTTGTTTGGAATGAGCCTAATGGTCAGACTCTAGGATTTGGAATCATGGCCCAATTAACTAATAGAGTCACCTACGCTGAAGACACAGCAGACGGCCCAATCACTAAGGAGAGGGAGTCACTACTAGATATCAAGCACCAAATGCAAAATGTATCAAGCAAAATTATGAAGAGATACCTTCCTCGTAATGTAATTAATGCACCAAAGGCCAGTATCTCAACTAGAAACGCTATAGCTGAAACCATGCGAACTCTACATGACTCTGAAGATATTATCCACGGCGTAGATGGATTAAAGGTAGAGACGATAAATAACGATACCAGGCCTATAGATGTGAACGTGTTTATGGACATGTTTCAATCTTCAATATTCAAGGCTCTAGGTACATCAAAGGGAAGAATTGCCGGCCAGTCTCAAGGCCCTACTTATGCTAACGGTGAGCAGTCAGCTATTTTAGATGAGATAGGCCTCTCAGCATTCCCAATCCAATTACGAAAGCAAATCCAGGACATGATAGTTAAACCATGGTTTGAATGGAATAGGCCCACAGATCCTTTAATTCACAAAGGAGCTCTAGCTATTACCTGGGATATGGCAGAAATGAAAATGGAGTTTGGAAAAATATCTAAAAAGGATTTACTCCCTGCAGAACTAGCACAATGGGCCGAATTATTAGCATCTAAAAAATCACTAACAAGAAGAGAATTAAGAAATATTGCAGAGAAAGCAGGCGTCCCAGAACTCATGACTGAGGTAGAGGGACAGATAGATCTAGACGAAATTATAGAGGAGGAGGAGATACTAGCCCCAGGCGGTAATCCAGGCACATCTAAAACTAAAGCTAAATCCAGCACTAGCTAGTTTGATCAATTTTAAATAGCATTTTTGGGATTATTTCTATATGTCTTCCATTTTTCGTATTGGCAGCCAGGAAAATATTAATGAGCTGCCTATAGCATTAGATGCTAATATTTTAAAAGAATCTATAGAAATTATCAAAGGAGAATTATCTCCAGGCTTAGGAGGCCATGTTAGACTATGGTTTGTATTCACTCTTACAGGAGGAACTCCTACAGCTATCAAAGTTATCACTACTAAAATTAATGTAGGTACAGGCCTCACATATACAATAGGCGCCACAGCAGGAATAGTCACAGGAGTAGGCGCAGTCACTACCGGCGGCGAAGGCTACAAAGCTGGAGATCTACTTAGAATTATAGGTGCCGTCGGAAATGATGCTAAAGTAAGAGTGCTCACAGTTAATGCTAACGGAGGTGCCACATCTATAGAGTTTGTTTATGGAGGTACTACAGGCTATGTTAATGCCGAACTTTGCGGTACAGCCGGATTAATTAGCACAGGATTTGTAAATGTTGATCAAGTGTTTAGTATAGTCAGCGGCGGCCTTTATTGGTACGATGTGCCAATTTCTGAAAATTTAAGTATTAATTTCCAGCCAGCAGAGCCTCCAGACACCTCATTTTCTGCAGCCACTATAGCTAATGTAGAATTACTAGAGATTCAAAAAATAATATTTGGAGCATGACATGGTATTTCACAGTAAACCCCAAGGCCCAGGCTCTCAAAGCATCATAGTAAACGCTAATAATCCTCCTCAAGGCCAGCCCGGAAGCGGAATCACCCCTCCTCCTCCAGGAACGGCATTTTGGGTAGATGATAATTCTAATCAATTTATAGACGACACAGGAGAATCTTTCGTATTTACAGAAACATGACTATTAGAGTTAAAGATCTACCTAATGGGGATAGTACAGCTACAACTTCAGCTAGACTCCCTTATGAGGATCCTAATGACGAATCAAACAAAACTAAAAAACTATCAGTTAGTAAAATAGGTGAACTGCTAGGAGTAGGGACTGGAGAAGGCCCTCTTTTATCTACCTTTGGGAATGCGCCTATCCTAGTCCTTACTGATGGCGTTTATGTCCCAGTAAGCGGATCAAGCCTTGAGCCAATAGATGCAGTAGCAGAAGTAGGCCAGGTAGTAGCTACTGCTACAACAATTAGAAATATCAGCGTTTTTGTTGAGGCAAACGCTTTAGTGGATTCTGATTTTGTTATCCAATTACTCATAGATGGCAGTCCCGGAAATTCATTTCTTACTGTGCCAGTAACAGGCAATCCAGCAGGATTTATCCAAGGAATCGGATCCGATGTAGTCCCAGCAGGATCAACTATAGCATGGAGATTAAAATATGCAAATAACCTCGAATCGGGTGAGATAAAACTTCAAGGAATAGCCTGTACGTTTGATATTGCAGGCGAAATTTCCCCATTAAATGTAAAGGGCGATCTATATGGATTTACTACTAAAAACGCTAGAGTACCTGTAGGAAGAAACTATCAGACACTAGTAGCTAACAGGGCCTTTGATGATGGATTAGCCTATCAAGATCATCAAAATAATGTCACTCCATGGTTAGGATATGCAGCAGAGGGAAAAATACAATATGACGGCGCTAAAGTTTTCTATTCTATAGCTATAGTTTTTCAAAAGGCCCAACCCCCAGCCACCAAATCTCTAACGCAAATAGCTAGCCCAATATCTGCTTATTACTCTAATTTTACCATAATTGTTACTTCTCAGGAGACACCTTTCGATAATGACGTTGTTATAGCTACTCTTCAAGTAGACGGCGAAGATACCAATATCGTTATAACTATCCCTCAAAGTGGAAGCTCAGTAGGAACTTTTGAGACAGCAGATCCATTAGAAAAAATATGGATTAATGCAGGCCAGCTATTAAACTGGAAGTTTGATTATGGTGCTAATGATCAAGGCGAGATATTAGCTAAACCCTCATTCATAATCAGTGGAGGAGGAAATGTCTCAGCTTTTATATCTCATGGCGCAGTCTCAGGCATTTCAGGCCTAAATCAATATCATAATTTAGCATTCACTCCTAATTTTGGCTCAAATATTCTCACAGATGAGCAGATACCTATCCCAGTAGCAGGGTTATATTCAGATTTCACTCTCAATATTTATCAAGTAACTGCTACTCCAACTCAACCAATCATAGCAAGACTTAACGTAAATGGATCTATTACAGACGTTTTCATAACAATACCGGCAGGCGTAGCAGTAGATACTATTCTCAAATCAAATAAAAGCATATTTCTGAAAACTGACGATCTAGTAGTTTGGGATTTAGATTTTAATTCAGGAGATCCTCCAAATATTCAATTTTTTGTAGGATTTAGCTCAGATGATGCGCTAGGCGTCCATGCATTCTTTGACTCCTCCTCAGGCACCAATAAATTAATCACGTTTGACAGCGACGAATTTATGGCTTTAACATTTAGCGGCAAAGAAATAACAAGAACGGATATGGTAACTGTAGTACCACTAGATCAAACCTATGAGGCTTTTCACGTAGTAGCTAACAAATTTAATGATCAATTCGATAAAGAGGTTACTTTCACATTACAAGTTAATGATAGTGACACTGACGTAGTTATCACCATTCCAGCAAATACAGGAGCTGCAGGAGATATTTTCGAGAGTGTAGGAAGTGTAGATGTAGAAAAGGGAGATAAGATAAACTGGAGATTTGATGCTAACGGCTCTATTATAGGCGAAGTAGGTTTAGCTCTAGCCTTTGGAGTCCGTGGAGGCTCTCCTATCAATTCTACTATACTCACAGAAAAGGGAGATATTCTAGGATTCTCTATTAATGAAGCTAGACTCACAATAGGTACAGAAGGCCAATTTTTAACTGTAAAATCAACTAATCCATTAGGCTATGAATGGACAACTCCAGCAGCACCAATAGGAGGAACTAAAACCTGGGCCGTAACTGATGAAGACTCAGGCATAGGAGAGGTAGGGTTAGTATATACAACTGAGCCTGCAGAAATCACAAAAACATTAACTGATGTGATATTATCATTAAAAACTGCTGCGGATGGCACAGCTATTGAGGTGGATATTTTACAAGAAGACGCTGTTAATTCAAATGATTTTGATACAATATTTTCAACAAAGCCCAAAATTGATCTTAATCAATTCACTAGTCAAACTTCAGGTGTAACTCCTGTATTTTCAGAAACTACGTGGACTCTAGGACGACGGCTCCAAATCGTTATCACTATAGCTGACTCTAACGCCACAGCTAGCGGCTTGAAAGTAACGTTGGTGTAACCCTTGGATAGTAATCCATTATTAACGTATGAGGGAAATTGGGATAGATTAGCTGATGTAGATTATACTCAAAATAAAACAACTGATTTTAGCACAAATCGAGGATTATTTTTCAAAGGTGATGGCCTACAATGTTTTTTAAATGACGCTGGAAATATTACCACTCATACGATAGTAGCTTCAGCTTGGGACGTAGGCGATATCTCGCTAGCACCAATTAAGACATTTAATGATAATGTAGTTTATGGAGAAGCTAGAGGCATATTTTGGAAGCCTGACGGTAGTAAATTATTTGTTTGCAGCTCTAATCTAAATAAAATAGTATCTTATCCTGTCCCTACAGCCTGGGACACAGATAGTATAAACAAAGCTAATGCAGTCATAGAAATCGTTAGTTTAGTTTCTCAACCTGATTATATAGCATTTAGTCCCGATGGCATTCACTTTTTCATTACCTCAGAAGATACAAGTAATAATCAAAATCGTATCTATCACTACACTTTATCTACGCCCTGGGATATTGCATCATTACCTACCCCTACTGTTCATGTCACTAATTTCGTCGAAAGTCACACTTCAGTAACTTTCAAGCCTACAGGTGAAATTATGTATCTAGGAGTACCTAATTCAACTAATGAAACTATTAGAGCATTCAAATTATCTACACCTT